AGCACATAGCCATGCTCTGTTGCGCTGTAGGTGCACATGTTCCGGCTCATGGTCGTCATGGAGTATGCTGCAGTGTTGCCCTGCGGAGACGTGCTGTCGGTGCTGGATGTCTGAATCACCTGATTGATATTGATCGGCAGTCGATATCCGCCGATATATTCGCTCCGGTCAAGTCGTGCGTCTGGGCTGGTTACTCCCCATGCGCCTTTCAGGATTTCTTTGTACCGCGTGCCGGTTCTTGCATCTCGTTCAAAGATGTGCTGCACTGCGATGGCTTGCCGCAGTTCGTTGATGGTTGCGCCTGCTACGTTGCTCAGGTCTGCCCATAAGTATCCGCCGTCACCTTGTGTGCCTGCTGATGTTCGAGCGCCGATTACTTGTGTGGCTAGTTTCGGGTAGCCTGGTGTCGTGAAGCTCATGTTGTGCATGCTTCCTTGTGCATTTGCTGCTGTTGAGTTGAGATAGATGTATTGCGTTGTTGGGTATTCTTTTCCATCGGCGAAGCCCATAAAGATAGGTGCATTGCCAAGCATCGGAATGGTTACCGGTTCGCTTGCTTTCTGCGGAGATGGCAGGCAGCTGGTGAAGTAGTCTTTGTACTTACAGACCTTCAAAGGCAAACCGCCTGCTTCTGCGTCGGTCAAGGCCGTGCCGGTGTTGCTGCCTGCGGTCGTCGTGTCGTCTTTGCTCTGTGTGACAGGCTGCTGCAGGTTTTCGTCCCTGAACCACTCGTTCCAGATTTTTGCATATGCTCTGAACGGCATACTGTTGACGCTCAGACCTTTCACGCCGGTCGGGATGCCCATATAATCCGCGATCGTGCCCACGTTCCAGCCGTTTTCCGGTGCAGTTGTCTGCGGAGTGGTGTATTCGGTTGTTTCTGCCCAGAAAGTGGAGTCGTTCTGTCCCATCAGGTTTTCGAAGTGGTTCCACAGCAGTCGTGCCGGCACGAAGAAAAAGTAAAAGTCGATGTTTGCGTTATCCATGACAGGATAAAGCGGAGTCGCCATGCGCACCAGCGCGTTCAGGTTGATCTTGAAAGTATCTGCAGGAAGTACCTCGTCAACGTAGATCGGTACAAGGTCGCCTTCGTTCATCGTGGTCAGCAGGTTAAAAGGCCGGTCGAATTTTGCGCGTCGGATTTCTGCATGCGGCACCTGTGCAAAGTGCTGCTCACTGTTTCTGTTCATCTGCGTTTACCTCGTTTTTCGTCATTTTGTCGGTTCCGTTGTTCTGATCAGCCTGTGCTGCAGGATCGTTTTTCGTCGAAATGCCCATTTTTTCGAGCCATTCTTCTTCGCCTGCGGTTGCTGCCCAGTTCTGGAAGTTCATGCCGAACTTCTGCCTGATCTCCAGCGGCAGCTGGTCGAACTTTTCCCGCTGCTCGTTCATCAGGTTCAGGTATTCTGTGTACGTTTTCGGCAGTTTGGTTGTGTCGATGTAGTATCCCGGAGTTGCCAAAGCGCTTTCATCGCCTGCGGCGTATCGGCTGAGGATTGCCATTACGTCGCATTCGTCGCGGTAGCTCTGGATTTTTTCGTAGGTGTTGACCTCTCCGACTTTTACAAGATACGGATGGCCTTTTTCGTCATATCGTTCTTTATACTCTGGTTCGAGCACGTTGCCTGCACAGTTCGGCTTTGCTTCTGGCTTCTCCTTTTCATACGGCTTGAAGATTTTCATGCTTTCTTCCTCCGTGCCGGTTTTGCTGCCGGTTCCGTCATGGCTTTCTTTTCCTGCTCGATGTTGTAGACCAGTTCCGGCTGCTGCGGCATGATCTGGCCGGTTTCGGTGTCGTATTCGCCAAGCTTGTAAATGCGCTTGTCCTCGCAGTCCTGCTTTTCGGTTTCTTCGGTCAGCCAGTGGAAAGTACGCTGCGCCACTTTCGGGTTGATCACCATCAGATTGCCATATGTCCCCGCGAGTTCGTCCTTAATGCTGTAAATTTCGAGAATCATTTTCGTTGTTCCACTCCTTTTCGATTTGTTCATACAGTTCATCTTTGTGCCTGAGTCCTACTTTGATTGCTGCGCGTCCTGTGGTTGACAGGCTCGTTCGTTCTGCTTTTGCCCATTCGACGATTTCTGCAGCAGTCTCAGCTCCGACATAGATGTTCATCGTTGATTTAGGGTCTTCGCTTCTTCGGTATCCTTTCACAGCCTGATTCCTCCCCGGCTCGGCTTCGGCGAAATATTGATTTTTTTCGTCTTCTTCGCCGTGTTGGTAAAGATTTTCTTGTCGGTTTTCGGTTTTACGGTCTTTCTGTATGCCATTATGCACGCCTCCTTTTTTCTCTCATTTTAACAAAAAAAAAAAAACGCAAGCCTGATTTTCGTCAGACTCACGTTTTTTTGCGGTTTTTACATTACTACGAATTCTTCGTGGTAGGTTTCTTCGTGCCGTTTGCAGTAGGCGTCATAAAATTCTTGTTCTGTGCATGGTGCCATTTCCCTGTGCAGTTCTTCTCTGATTTCGTTGTCCATCAGGTTTACTGCTGCTTCGTAGTCGATGTTGTTTCCGTTCTGGTCGATGACGTATTTCATGGTTTTTCTCCTTTCGGTGTGTGTCTTTCTTACACCTTTATTATACACCTTTTGCATACACTTGTCAACTACTTTTCGGTTGGTAGGCTTGCCCATCAGACTCCCCGCCGCAGCGGCTCCGCTGTTAAGCTATTTGCGGCAAGCCGTCAGACTTTGTGTCAGCTGCCCCGCCTGCTTTATTTGCATTTATATTTCTTCTCTTATCAGCTTTGTAAATTTATCTTGATTCTTTCGGTCTTTTGCGTCATAATATTCTTGCATGGTCAAGCCGGTCTGTTTGAGCTGGGCAAAGAGTGCATCGTTCGCGATTCTTCGCCGTTCGCGTTTGATGGCTTTCAGCTCTTCTGATTCGGCTTTTACTATTGTGTCTTCAATTCCCTCGCTTTCTGCTTCGGATAGTGGTGCAGCATTCGAATGTTCCAGATCAAAGAGTTTATCAAAGTATCTTGGTGGTTTGCATCGTTTTCCGTTTTTCAGCTGGATTTCATCTTTTTTATAGATTTCTTCTTTGTGCTCCTCATAGTATTGCATTCCGATTGCCGGTGCTTTGCTCATCATGCATCGTTCTGGCAGCACTCCGAGTTCTTCGTAGTATTTTGCTGAGTCTTTGCCGTATATTTTTTTTGTGGTGTATCTGGCTGTGTATGCCATGTTTTTCCATTCTGCTGGTGCTATGACCACATGACCCATACCCCAGATTTTTGTTATCCAGTCTACATTGTAGTATCTGAATCCATTTTTTTGTTTGTAAACTTTGAGTTCGTCTTGTTTTATTGGTAGGTCATATACGATTGCATGATAATGCGGTCTGTGTGTCTGGCTTCCGTATTCGCCTGCCTGATAGTACATCAGTTTTCCGGTGTTTCTTTCATGGTATTCTAACCAGCGTCTTAGGCGTTTCCAAAATTTTTGCATGTCCTCATAGTTGAGTGTTAAGTTTTCTATGATGATTTCGCCTGTTTTTTTGTTAATGCCTAAACCCTGATTATAAGACCATGGTACATGTTCATTGTCGTATGTAAGTGTTAAAAACCATGCGTTTTCATGGTATGGCAGCTCCATTTCCATCCTGTTTGCCCAGCTGCTTGCATTTTGCATTTTACAGCCTGCACAGTGTCCGCATGGTAGAATTTGCGCGTTTTCGTCTTTCAGCTTACGCAGCAGCTTTTTTTCTAGGCTTTCTTCCCAGAATGGTCCTTCAAAATTTTGCTGGTTGTTGTGTCTCTTGCCTGCCAGCAGGTATTTTTTCAGGGTCGTTATTTCGCCGTCTGCGAACCTGATCAGTGGTCTCGTGCACCCCATATGGATGTTTCACCCCGTTCGCCTCAGTGGGCCCCAATAACCGCTCTTGATGTTATTGGGGCCCACTGACACAATTTTTTTTGTCAAGCCTGATTTACTCATGGACTTTTGTTGTTTTGATGTTCCATTCATTTGCGAATGTGTAGCCTGTTACCTGTGTGCAATATGCTGCTATTGCGTCTCTGATAATGTCGCTTGTGTTCCCGCTCCATCCTCTGAGTATCATTTCATCTTTGATGGCTTCTAGTGCTGTGATTTCTCTGTCTGTGAGATTGATGTTGATTCTTTTTGTTACGTTTTTCATTATTTTACCCCTTTCTAGGTGAGGCGTGTGATTAGTACACCCATAATATACACCCCTTTTCTTTGTTTGTCAATTATTTACGGTTTCTCGGGTCTGTTTTTCTAGCGAAGTCTGTTATGTTGTCGTAGTGGTCCATTCCGGTCATTTCGCTTTCGTTTTTGTTTCCGTTTTTGTTTCCGTATCTCTGGTTCGGTGCCAGACCTGCAAGTTTTTTGTTGCTTTCGTTTTCGTTTCGGTTGCTGCTTGTGATATTTTGCATATTTTTTGCGGATGTGCTCCCTACTTGGTTTGCCATCTGCTGCATGTTGGATGCAATTCCATATTGGTTTGTTTCTTTTGCGGTGTTGATCACTTGCATTGCGTTTTGGAGGAACTGCGCTGTGTTGTTACCGTAATCGTACATTGCTTGCATGTTTGCGGTGTGCGCTGTCGGTATGGCTGCGCTCTGCGTCCTTGATTTGTTCGTCGCTCAGGGCCGGGTCAGCGCTCGCCTCGCGCAGTTTCTGGCAAAAGGCAGCCTCGTCGATGCGCCCGCTTTCGAGCTGCGAGAAGATGCCGCCCTGTGCATACGTTCCCAGATAGGGCCTCACGTCGAAGCCCAGCGCTGCAAACGAGCGGATGCAGCGCTCTTTGTCGAGATCGACGAGCACGCCGCCGAAATCGAAGAGTAGATATTTTACGGGATGGTCCATGTCGTTGTTGATAGATGGGGCTTTCCAACGGCCCGGCGGCCTCAGTCCAGTGGCGGCAGTTCGTCGGGCTCCGTAGCCACGAGTTTATAGAGCTTGTCGGA